CGAAATCCCCATTGAAATAAATCTGTTACAGCTACTAATGGATGAGCATCATATTGTATATTAGGAGTTTTTGGAGAATAAACAAATGTATAGAATTTTCCTACGTCTGGAACCGGAGTAACTCTATTACCAACAATTTCCAAGAGTTCTAACATTAAATCATCAGGTTCTTCTGTACCTGTCATATTATCAAGTATTCCTCGAATTCTATTCTCTTTATCTTCTGTTGGATAACTATAAGTCATTTGATACCTAATTCATCTTCTGTTAGTACTTTAAATTCCCACAATCGATCGGCACAAAAAGATTTAGCAGCTTTCCATTTTGCCTGATTTCTAGCATATTCATAGACTTCATAAAGATAACCACGAGTTTTATTTTTCTGAACTTTTGGTTCTACACATTGTCTTTTAGGTTTAATTTCAATCAGATATTTTTTGATATGTCCATTCTTTTCATTTACTTTAATATAGAAGTCTGGAAAATATCTATGAATTTTATTATCTAAGGGTGATCGATAAGGAATTATATATTCTTCACTTCCCCATTCTAAAATATTTTGGTTACTATCACAGTAACGCATAAACTTTCTTTCCCATAAAGATCGGTAAATGATATTTTTGAAATTACCTTTATACTTCAGGGGATTATTTGGTTGATATCTTCCTTTGTAAGACATCTAAATACTTAATAATATTAATATAAGGTATTTAGAGTGGCAGGTGTTATTTCAAATTATAAGATGGGTACTCTTACGAGGATGGATCTTAGTAAGGTATCTTTGAATAATCAATATCAAGTTAATATAACCGGAATTACTGCTGAATTAAAAAGATATTTGAGACAATACTATGATATTCCTAATAATTATTCAAATGGATCTTCTGTTGGGATAATGTGTTCTGATGCAACTCTTCCAACAAGTTCATTTGCAACGGCAGAAGTTAAGGATAATTATCAAGGAATTAATCAAGAATTTGCTCATACAAGAATGTATATAGCAAGTGATTTTACTTTTTATGTGGATGAAAATTATAATACATTAAAATTCTTTGAAGGATGGATGGATTATATTTCTGGGGATGATAATTTTATGGGGATTGATAGAAGTGATGATCAAAATTATTATAGAAGATTTAATTATCCAATGAACAGAGATAATAAGATTGGATATAAATCTGGAGTTTTATCTATATCAAAATTTGAGAAAAGTTTTAATAATAGTCTTAATTATCAATTTATTAATGCTTTTCCTAAAGGAATGACTTCTATACCAGTTGCGTATGGTGGTGCGGATTTATTAAAGGTAACGGTGCAGTTTGCATATGATCGTTATATCGTTCAATAAACCTGCTAAATAAAAGCATTGAAGTGTAATTAAAGATTATGCCTTTACCAAAAATTGCGACTCCAACTTATGAGTTGGTATTGCCTTCTTCTGGAAGAAAAGTCAAATATAGACCTTTTTTAGTTAAAGAAGAAAAGATTCTTATCATGGCATTAGAATCGGAAGATAGTAAACAGATTACTTCGGCTATTAAAACTGTTATTAGAGATTGTATTCTTACACGGGGAATTAAAGTAGAGAAATTAGCTACTTTTGATATTGAATATTTGTTTTTGAATGTTCGTGCTAAATCTGTTGGAGAAACAGTAGAAGTAAATGTTACTTGTCCGGATGATGGAGAAACTCAAGTTTTAGTAGAAGTTGATATTGATTCCATTAAAGTTCAAAAAGATTCAAACCATTCTAATATTGTTAAATTAGATGATACTTTGTCATTGCAGATGAATTATCCTTCATTGAATCAATTCATTGAGACTAATTTTGATATAGGTTCTGAGAAGAGTGAAGTCGATCAATCTCTTGATGTTATTATGTCTTGTATTAATCAAGTTTATACTGAAGAAGAATCATGGGATGCTTCGGAGTGTACTAAAAAGGAGTTAAGAGAATTTGTTGAACAAATGAATTCAAAACAGTTTAAAAAGTTGGAAGAATTCTTTAATACTATGCCTAAACTTTCTCATACTCTTAAAGTGACGAATCCTAATACAGATGTTGAGAATGAAGTAGTACTTGAGGGTCTGGCATCTTTTTTCAGCTAGCTCTAGCTCATGAGAGTCTAGAGAATTATTATCGGACTAATTTTGCCTTGATGCAGCATCATAAATATAGCTTAACAGAGCTTGAAAATATGATTCCGTGGGAAAGAGAAATATATGTCTCACTTCTCCAGCAATATATTGAAGAGGAAAACTTAAAACAGAAACAACAAAGTGGCATCTAACCTCATTAAAACTGAACCAATATGGAGTTCTGGTACAACCAGTAGTGGAGGTTATTTATCCAAAGGTCAGAGAAAAGCACTTTTTAAGCAACAAAAGATAAGTAGTAGTGCTTTTAAATCTTCTAGTGCTATTGTTTCTACTGGTAAAAGTAGTGGTCTTATTTCCTCTGCTGGAAGTGCTCTTGCTCGTCGTCCGAGTATAAGTAGAGTTAGACCTGCAGACATCATACCTTTATTTTCTGGTACTAAAACTGAAGATGGTAGAGGATCAAAATCTATGGATTTGAATGCCATAGCAGAAACTCTGATTGAAACAAATAGAATTCTTGTAGAAATTCAAAGACAGTTAGCAATAGATTTTGCTACAAGAATGGTAAAGGAGGGGGATGAACTTAAAAGGATACGATTAACTGTTGATAGAAATAGAAGAGAACGTAAAGAAGGTAAGATAGAAGCTGGTAAATTAGGATTTGCAGGTAAAGTTTTTGATAAAGCTCTTTCTCCTATTAAAGGTCTTTGGAATAGATTATTAGGGTTTTTTGGATGGATAGCGGCAGGATGGTTAACTAATAAAGCAGTCAATTGGTTAGTGAAGAATCCTAAAGCAATAGGACAATTTTTTGATACAGTAACAAAGAATTGGAAACTTATTGCAGCAATAGCAGGAGGTCTTGTTCTTACAAGTATTGTAGGTAAACTTTGGGGTGCTTGGGTATTAGTTAAAGGAATTCTTGGACTAACTGGAATAAGTGCTGGAGCAGGGGGATTAGCTAATATACTGAAGGGATTTGGTAGGAGCAGGGTAACTAAAGGTAGTGGTGGTACAAGAGGATTGGGAAGTTTGGGTTGGATGAATCCTTTTGGTGGGAGGAAGGTAACTAAAGGTAGTGGTGGTACAAGAGGATTGAGAGGTAATAAAAGATTGGGATTGAATCGTGGTATGACTAAAGGTGTTGGTGGTAAAGGTGGTAAATTACTTGGTCGTCTTGGAGTGGTATTGGATATTGCTAATAGAAAACAAGCAGGACAGACTAACGTACAAGCTGGTGCTGGTGTTGGTGGAGGTCTTCTTGCTTCTACATTATTGACTATGTTATTAGTTCCAGAACCAGCAACATCTGCAATAGGTGCTCTTGGTCTTGCTGCATTACAACTTGGAGGATATGTGGCTGGTAGTCATATAGCTGATCAGATTACTGGTGTAAACAACAATAAGAATTTAAATCCCCCAGATTCTTCAAACAGTACTACAATTCTTCCAGAACTAAATGGAGGTTATGTAGGTGGATCTGGGGGAGGGGCGGTGAATGTTCCCGCAGTAGGTGGAGACTCTATACCTTTTGTTGAGGCAGTAGATCCTTATAATGAATGGATTCCTAGAAGTAGAAATCTTTTAGGATTAGCAGTGTAGGGGGAATATAATGATTAATCAAGTAAGAAAGTTAAAATTAAACGTAACCAATATTAAGAGTGTCTTAATAAATTCCAATAAGAGATTAAGAACATTGGAAATGAAAAAATCCGCTTTTATTTCCACTGAAGATAAGAAAATAAAGAGGTTACGAAAAGAAGAAAAGATTGAAGAAAAGAAAAAGAAATCTATTCCAATTATTGGTGGAGTACTTGGAAGAGTTACTGGTGCTGTTGGTAATATAAAGGATAGACTGTTAAATTTCTTTGGATATCTACTTATTGGATTTCTAATTAATAAACTTCCTCAAATTATTAGTTGGGTAAAGACTACTTGGACTAAAATAAAAGGATTATGGGATGGTCTTGTTAATGTTTTAAATATTATAGGTAATGGATTTAAATTTGTATTTAATATTATTGGAGGATTAACTGGTATAAAGTTTGTAACTCGTGGGTTAGGTAATATAGCGAATAAATTTTTAAATCTTCAAAAGGATATGGATAAAAATCCAATTCCTAAGAACTCCAATTTAGTAGAGGATGATAGAGGTTCGATAAATGATCCTACTCCAATAGAGCAACTTGAAATACCAGAGTTTGCGGATGGTGGTCGTCCACCTGTTGGTGAGACAAGTATTGTAGGTGAAGAAGGAGCAGAACTCTTTGTTGCTGATAAACCAGGAACAATTATTCCTAATGATCAATTGCCAATGGGACTTGGTGGAGGTGGTGGTGGCACTGATGCACTTACTGAACAAGCAAAGGTTAAAACCTTTGGTGATACTGTAAAGGAAGTCAATAGAAATTGGGGTTTGATTGGAAGAGAGGGAATCAATTATAGAACTCAAGAGGATTATGAGGATGTTTATAGTGCCAAGGATAAAATTGACGATGCACTAGTGTCGTTAAATAATAATGTAGAAAGGAAAAATTTAAATCCATTAGCATCTTCTTCTAAACAAATTGCTATTTTACCTATTACTAGATATATTAAGACACCTTCTTCTAATAATCCCTCTAATATTAATATTGCTAGTCGATATCAACCAGCTCCTGTATCCCCCTAATGGAAATTAAAAATTTAAAACCAGATTTATTTAAAATTCGTCATCTCTCAGATAAAAAGGGGGAACAAAAGGAATATACTGATAAGGATGGATGGTACGTCACTAATCTTTATTATTATGAGAGTATTTTAAGTCCTTATATAACAGGATATATTACATTGGTTAGTACATCAGATGCAGCATCTAATGATCAGACTAATAGAAAGGAGGGTATTTTTAATTCTTTAAGTACTGGTGATGAGATTCTTTTAAAAGTTCATAACTTAGATTTTTCTGGGGGAAAACGATTAGTTATTGATGATATACAAGTATTAAAAAAAGATTCTAATAAGGAAATAGTACAACTGCGATTTGTTAGTAGAGTATCTGTGGAAAATGCAAAGTCTAATGTAGAGGGTAATCATGAGGGAATTACATCAGAGATTGCAAAGAAAATTTTAAAGAATAATTTAAAGGTGAGTGATCCAGATGTGGAACCATCTTCAAATACACTTATTGTAAATGGGCAGAATAAGAGACCTTTTGAGTGGCTTGTTCATTTAGCTCATCATTCACGACCTGCTGCTACACAATCTAAAGAGGTGAAGGCAAATCCTGGTTATTTTGCTTATGAGACAAAAAGTGGATTTAAATTTAAATCAATAGATAGTTTGATTAAACAAAAACCAATAGAAGAGTATTATTATGATGGGGTATATGCTTCAGAATATGATAATTCGGAGAATGCCAGAGATCCTCAAAAGAAAATTGCTTCTTTAAATGTTTTGAAAAATCAACAATTGGTGTCTCAAATTGAATCTGGTATGTATGCTAGTAAAACTTTCTTTTTTAATCCTTCAGCATATAGATTTACTGAAATAGATATGGATGTGGGAGGTGATAATTTAGTAAATAATAAAGATTTAAAACCATTAGGAAAAGAGGTATCAATACCATATGAAATGAAAATGGCTACTGGGAAAAAATATCATACTATACGTACTTCTGTATTGGATGTGGGAGGAAATAGTCAAGGAGTTGTTCCTAGTAAGAAAGTTGAGGATAGTGCAGAAATGTATTCTGCCGCAACAGCTACGAGATATAATATATTATTTTCTCAAAAATGGGGAATTACAATTCCTTGTAATACTTCTTTAGAAGCAGGAAATACTCTTAAGTTGGAAATAGAAAGTTTAGCTTTTTGTGATAAAGAGAAAGGTGGAGACCAAAAAAGTAACGGGAAGTATATAATTGAATCTCTTTGTCATTATCTTGATATTGAAAAATCTGTAACTTCTATACAATTGATTCGTGATTCTTATGGTTTAGGTAATTTCACGGCAGATGAGGGAAATCCAGAAAATTCTTTATTATTAAGTTCATTAGAAAAAAATAAAGAACAACTAGAACAACATAAACGAGATGAACACATTAATAAAGCACGCCAACTCCAAATAAATAGGTAATTAAAAGATAATGGGACTTCAATTTAAACGAGATACAGATTATTTTGGGAGTAAAAAAGCTGCTAGTAGTGATTGGATAGGTATTATATTACCTTTCGCTTCTCAAGAGCAACAGCAACGGGGTTATGGAGGATATGGATATAGAAGAAGAGTGGCAATTATGGGTCATACTACTTCTAATCAGGCTACATTAGCCGATGATAAAGTTATTTTTGCTCTTGTAGGACTTCCTACAACTGCAGGAAGTGGTGCAGGAAATAGAAAATCTACAGTTGAATTAGCACAAGGAGATGTTGTTTATGGGATATTTATAGATCAGAATGTTGAACAAGTTCCTGTTATTTTAGGTGTTCTTGGGAGAACTAAAGAGGTTGTATATGGGGAAGGTAGGTTTGATATAAAAACTGGATTTGTTGGAAATACTCAACCACTTAATTTATTAGGAACGCAGGAAACTAATGATGATATGGGTGGTTGTAGTCCTGGAGCTACTACAGCTCCAAAGACAGAGGCGAAGAATGCTACT